NACTGGCATTCTTTATCTCAACCTTGCAATTTCTTTTTCAGTTAAGCCAGCAGTACGTAGTCGTCTTTCAACACCTTTTGTGGCTGTAGTTTTTACGACTTTGCCTTTTTTGCCAAGTTTCATACCTTTAGCAGTTTGTTTCTTGAGATATTTCTTACCAGCAGGACTATGACCTGCTCCTTTTAATAAAGCTCCAACATCTCTCTTAAGTCTGGAAACCCAATTCTTCTTTGCCATAACTATACTCCCGGTTCTGCTGTTCGAGCACTTTGACCTTCATTTGCCCCTATTTGTTCTGTTTGTTTTCTTTCTTGGAAACCTGTTTGTGTTTTAGTTTGTTGTGGTGCTGGTACCCCCTGGTTGTGGACCCATCGCCATCTGTAATTGAACACGTTGCATAAAAGTAGGATCTACAAACCAATCTTGAACATCTTCAAGAATACCCAATTCATCAGCAAGATCAGTTATAGATTCCTGGACATTAAACTGCACACCCATTTGCATTGCTACCATACCAGAATTTATCAAACTCGGCACAAGATTAGTCGCAAATTCAATTAACATAGTCAAGAAAATCTCCTTGTTTCTGTTCTTCTGTAAGTGTTAATTGACTATATTTACCACCAGGTTCGCGTTTGGCGAGCAAAAGATTCACAAACGGGTCTGTATGAAGATACCACGCCATTTTTTCATTCACTGTGGCGGCAACATCGTAAACCATAGAACGAGTATCTTCAATCGTTATAGTCGCATTGCCTTGCAATATACTTGCTTGTGTAGCAGTTTCGGCTTCGGAAGCTAATCCTGCTACTTGATCAGGATTACCAGACATATAATTATGCCAAATTTGTAATTGACCCAAGAAAGATTCACTCTTTGAGTTCTGGCCACCAGTGCTTATTAATTTAACAGTATCAGGATTACCGGCTATCATATCGCCATCCTGTGCTGTTCTTAAATCTTCAGCTTCATCAGCACCGGCAGGATCATAAAATATATTATCTTTTTGTCTGTCGGCCTGATCCATAGTTTTAGTCATCATCCTGTTGGCCATACAGGTTGTGTAAGAGCAAGTATAGTATATGGTCCTGCCTTTGGGCCATAGTATTCACGAATAGCAAGATAATCATCAAAGATTATCTGTTCAGGATCTGGGATAGTAAGTAATGTTTCGGCTTCAGGAACAAACACTTCTACGACATCTATAAAATCCTGAAGTTCGTAAATTTCCGAATCACTGAAATTCTTTTTGGTGAGGGCTTCTACTTTTCTCTTAGCATCCAGATGATATGATTTTGGTATTTTCATAACAAGATCATGATTAAATTCGTTATCATCAAGTAATATCTGGCGGGGAATCCGATTTCTATCACCAAGAAAAGCTGCTTTGCGATAATCTTTACATGACGGGTCAAATGAGAAATCATCGAAATCAACAAGATCTGTATATATCTGACCCTCATCAATTAAGATGTCACCGAAGTTTAGCATCTTACCGCCACCAGCTATTCCTGTTTTGAAGATACCCATCATAAAAAAAGCATCTACAATAGCAGCACGCAAAGTGTCTTTTAACTTTATTTTTTTATCTATGTAGTCTAATCCCAGACCGAGCAAATAAGCATAATCTCTATATGGTATAATTTCTGTTCCGACTTTATTAACACCGCTTTTCATAACTATATTCGGAACCATCGCCCGTATAGTATTAAAAATAAGATTGACTGGTTCCTCACCAGTGAGTCCGTATTCATTAGCATAATAACGACCCACATACTCGCGTATATACATCGCACGAGCTTTTCGATGTCGCTTGCCTCGGTCGAATCCCTGCTTGACAGACAGTGCAACTTTTCTTGGTAAAATCAACTCAGGCATTTTATCTCCTGTTGAAATTTCTGTTCTCGAAGTCGTGTGGCAGCATTAGGTTCATAATATTTACATTGATAATCTTGGGCAACTTTACCAATCGCACACTTTGGGCGGCTTGCATCCATCCAAGCTGTACTTTTTGGATTAGAAACTTTTTCACTTCCTCGATAATGTTCACATCTGCCACAAAATACTTTAACCATTATCTATTTCCTGAAATCGTAACTTGTTTGCCAACGTGATAATTTATTTTTATTCTTTCGCTTCAATGCTTGTTTGCGGCCAGCCGCCGTCCTCATGTCTCTGGACTTACTGGCTTTATTTCTACTACTAATAGACTTAAAAAGTTTATCTTCAAGCGTCAAAGCATCTGCTATCACTATGTCACCATGTGTTTTCTTTGCAGCACTACTTTCTTCTACCAGACAGGCCGGACCAACACTACCATCATCAAAATAAATATAAGTTTTGGCTTCTTCAAGTCCCTGTATAGAATGATTGATATAGCCACCATGAGCTAATACTCTATCATACAGATTAAGCAATTCCCATTTTGCTTTTTGGCTGGAATGCCAACCATACTTTTTAGTCTTTTTATCCCGAATATTTCCAACTTTAATGTCACGATAATAATATTTATAATGAAATATCTTGACAATTAATTTACCGAAAGTAAAACCAGGATCACCATTCATCTCCCATTTTATAAATGGCAAACCTTTTCTTCCACCGACCCAAACACATAAAGCCATCGCTACTCTGGCCATTTCATAAGGTGGAGTATTAGCATCACGCCACTCACCAACTTTCTCACCAGTCTGTCTGTTTTTGATTGACGCTACTGAGTTAGAAGCACCTTGGCCTTTACTCAAATCAAAACCGATTATATAATCGTAATGTTGATCCAATCTTCCGTTTACTAAATTAGTCCATATTCTTAAATTACCTTTGACTTTACGCCTAATTTCTATTTTTTTTATTTCTTTCTTTTTTAAGATTCCAGGTATATGATCATTGGCAACACCAGTTTTGAAATTAATATCCCAACATGTTCTGGGGGCACATCCGAAAAGAACTTTATGCTTTTCAATATTAGAAATAGTAAAGAAATTTGATCCAGCTTCAAGATCATTAGCATCAACTTCCCTTGCCATTTCTCCGGGTGATCTCTCTTTCTCTTCGTTATTATACCAGGGAGATCTTATTTTCCAAGCTCCGGTAATTTCATTTTGTTCAACATATCTGTTCTTACCTTTGTCTGGATGATCCCACCACATCAAAGGAAATACTATAATCGTACCATCAGTTTTCCATTTACTATATTCGGTTCCAGGACCAGCTACTGTCGAATTGATAATACGCATAAGGGCCGCATCACGCGTAGCACTACGCATCAATTTACCATTTCTAACTTTGGCAAACTCATCAAGCAACGCCACTAATCGTCTATCACCAGATGCCGCATGTTCAGTAGTAGATTCACCGTCAATACAAGCACCGTTCAGATCATTCATCAAGTGCATCTTGGTGCGAAACTTCTGATTAGGTAAACAGTGTGGGGGTCGCATCCACTTAGGAAGCCATTTATTGATATAATCATGTTTCTGAAACAACGCTTTCATGTTGCCAGCTTGATCTACATATGGTTCGGTTCTTGATAGTTCAAGAAGTTGTGCCCCTGGTTTGAACAACCATAACCAATGCAAAAATATAGTACAAATCCAACTCGCTCCCATGTCACGAGATTTATTAATCAAAATATCTTTGCCATTAGCAAGATGCCAGATAAGCCTTTCAAATAATATGTCCTGTATTTCCCAGGGAATAAATGGTTGATGTACAACTTTAGATTTATAGCGTAAACCAGTATCTCCGTCCACATCAAATTGATGGAATGTCCAAACAAAAGTGTTCACCCAATAAAGAAGAGATTCCGAACAAGCAGTCATTAAATCTTGCTGAAGCCCACTATCATCCTCAGCTTCACGTAATATTTTAGCCCGGTAATCTAAATTTTTATCTAATGGTTTAGGAACTCTTAAACCAGTAAAATCACATTCCCATATTGGCTTAATATCAGGAAAGGGAGTTGCAAGTTTCGGTTTCAGTTGTTCTTCAACTTGTGTTGTCATATCTTCAGTGAACTCTTCTTAGCTATTTTATTAAGTCGATTCTTATTTTGTTCAGCTACTTTATCTGCAACTGTCGGCCTGTGTTCTTCTTCTTTGATTCCTGTCGTAGCAGCCTTTCCTTCTACACGATCAGCAATTTCCTTAACAAGAACTCTATCAGGTGGATGTATAGCTTCCCGCGTACCAGTTACATTACCATCTTTATCAAGTACATCTATAATCTCTGTATAACCAAGAGCAGATGCCACCATTTGTCGGGCAAGGGCTTCTCCTTTAGTGATAATTTTTTTCTTGCCCTTTATTATAATCTCAACATCTTTTTCTTTGAGTATTTTTTTAAGGTGCCCGGTTAATACTTTACTTTTTTCCATGTCGCTTGACATATCCCTTTATGTCTTTTCTTGTGGGAAGATTCTTTCTTTTCGTCTCTGCAAATTCTTTTAACTGTTGTTCAGTCATTTTTGTTTTCGTTTTCTTCCCTGCTCGTTTCCGGGCCAACTCTGCACCCATGAATTGTTGTTGCTTTTTACTTACTGCTGGCATTATTCTATCTCTTCCAATGCTTTAACTGTATGATATTTATCTAAAACAAGTTCACATATCTCACTTCGGACAAAATATGACATTCCCTGAGAATTTGTATAACCCCAAGAACAAATACCAAGAATATTTCCCCCTTCATCAAACAAAGCACAACCTGAATTTCCGGGATTAATAGGACAATCTGTTATCAGCATATTCTTAGTATCCATGAAATCATCAGGCATGTCTATTGCTGATATAATTCCTTTTGTGAGTACAGGATATACGCCAAGTGGATTACCATATGCCCAAACATCTTCACCAAGAATAGCATTATCAAACTTTAACGTAGATTCTCTATCAGGAGTCTCAACAACGATTATGCCCAAGTCTACTCCTGTTTCTTTGTACCAGCTAATAGCCTGATATTTCTTTCCATCCACAGTAGTGACAGTAATCGTTTCTGCATCTTCAACCATATGACCGGCAGTAAGAATCAGATCATCAGCAACAAAAATACCACTACCCTGCCATCCATTATAATAACTTTCAACCTGAACTTTAACAGTTTGCTTGATTTGATCGGGTACGTTTGTAGAAACTTCTTGCCGCGTCACCTGCAAAAGACCAACCGCAAGTCCAACTAAGAGTAGAGGTACTACAATCTTCCTGAACATCACATCTCCTATGAAACTTTCCAAAACTCCGCAATAGTATAAACTTCAGAAGTCTGATTGAGTGCTATACCAAAACCATAATCTGCTCTTGTTGTAATACAATAATGTTGCACTTCTAATATTTGGTCAGCAGCAATCGTAAATCGACCTTTAA